ATCCATATTCTAAATCGTTATCCAGTGTAGCATAAATATATGAATATTTCAAATGTAATCATATATTATTAAAATTTTTATTTAAACATATTGGAAAATATTGATTATATTATGAATGTTATCAATAAACCAGAAAATGAAAAGATAAAGAAAAAATTTGATATACATCAAGAATTAAAAAACAAATTAAATTATTTCATTGATTCGCATAAAATACCCCATATTATTTTTTATGGTGAATCTGGTACTGGTAAGCGCGAAGTTTTAAACTATTTCATTAATAAAATTTACAATAGTAATAAAGAAAAAATAAAGGAATATGTAATGTATGTGAATTGTGCGCATGGTAAAGGTATTCGTTTCATTCGCGATGAATTAAAATTCTTTGCAAAAACAAATATTCAAAATGATTGTGGGAAAATTTTTAAAAGCATAATATTATTAAATGCTGAAAAATTAACAACTGACGCACAATCGGCATTAAGAAGGTGTATTGAAACATTTAGTCATAATACTAGATTTTTTATAATTATAGAAAATATTGATAACTTATTAAACCCAATTTTGTCTAGATTTTGCAACATCTACATTCCATACCCAAGTATAAATAATAAAAGACAAAACTTACATATGTTAAACAATAATTCTAATATATTTTTTGATAAAAAGGATAAATGGCTTAGAAATAAACTTCTGAAAAAAAATTTATTTAGTAATTTAAAAGATATTATAAATTTTTCAGATGAAATATACAATAAAGGTTATTCCGGTATGGATATATTAAATGTTATTATTAGCAGCAATATCGAAAAAAAATATAATTACATCTTTTATTTTGAAAAAATTAGAAAGGAATTTAGAAATGAAAAAATGTTAATATTTATTTACTGCTATTTTTTATTTATGCGGAAAAATATTAATTTAGAAAATCTATTAACAATGTAAAATATGGATGATTACAATTTAAACGTTTTATCCGAAGCGAAAAATGAATATTCTTCAAGGCTTTTAAATATTTTAACACCGTTAATTATTCAGGGAGTAAAATCCATATTTAATGAAGCAGTTGATTTATGTAAAAATAATGATGAAGATGAAAAATATTTAATGACTTTTCAGAACTTTTTATCTAGAGTGCCAAATTGGAATACAAATATTATTAATGAGGAAAAAAATAGAATTATAACAAAAAGTAAATGTAGTTATTTAGAAGATTTGTTGACATGCGTCCATATTACACAAGTCAAAATTTTGACAAGTATTCGGGTATCGAGTCAACAAAAAAAAATAGATATTGATATACCCAAACTAGGTAATTTTATTCACTCCGCTTACATTAATTTTGCGAGAAAATTGTATAAAAATATATATCTCTTCGAGAATGATGTTATGCCTTTAGATTATCAAAAAAATATGAGAGAATGTGAAATATTATGTAGGGAATCTATTCTCGAGGTTATTCGTGAGTCTATGCCTATAGAGCATATTTTAAGAGCATACATGGATAAAACTACACATGAAGAAATTATTGAAGAAACTTTAGAAAAACAAGTTACTGAAGGTGAGGCCGTAGATATGCTTGAAGAAGCCAAAAAGAATATGGAGGATAAAGAAACATCTTCGGATATCACTATTGATAAAATAGATAGTACAAACAATGATAACGAAATTGTTGTTGAAGAACCAAATTTAGTAACTAATGATGACGCGGCTAAGACCGTTGTTGCCAAACCAATTGATGTAAAACCCGGTGACGCCAAACTGGTTGACGCCAAACTGGTTGACACAAAACCGATGGAATCATCAGAACTTAAAAAAGCAAATGAAGAAGCAAAAAAGACAATGGAATTGCAAAATGATGTCTCCGTAGCAAAAGAAGCTATTAAGGAACTTAAAAGAGCAGTTGATACACAAAATTTAAACGAAGGTTTTAAACCAGATATGGAAAATGTTAAGAACGATGTTTCCAGTGAAGTTTTCAATGAAATTTCCAAAAAGAAAACGTTAATTTCGTTTAATGATAAAGATAGTGTTTTAGATATGGGTACAAACAATGAAATGTTTGTAAACGCGCCGAAAACAACAGAACGCCTCGAAAAAATAAGCAGAGAAGCCAATGATAGAAGAAAGGCAGAAGAAGAAGATGATTTTTATGATGATGATGATGATGAAGGACCTTTAAATATCATAGGTGATAATATTAGCTTGGATATCAATGATATAGATGATTTAAACCCCAAATTAAAAGGACCACCTGAAATTATTTTAGATGATATAGAAGTTTTAGCATAAATGCGTCTTTTTTTACACATTTTAAAAATTAAATAATAATATATGAGTTATTCAGTAGCTTTAAACGGTGCTATTGTTAGTGTTATTTTTTTTGTTTTAAAATTCATAGAAATGCGGTTTATCACAAAAGAAAGCTTACCACCAAAGGTTTTAGTAAGAGAATCAATTTTAGTATTTTTAGCTTTTATTATTGCTAATTTTTTACTTTCACAATTTGGTAAAGTCAATACAAAAAGAATGATTGAAGTTTTTACAGATAATCCTTCGTTTTAAATAATTAAACTTTATATATTAATTTAATTATTTAGATATATATTGGAAAATCATCGATATTCATAATTTTAGATTTTTTTCCTATTTTTTTCTTGCTAGATAAAAATGTTTTAAAGATATCATTCTCTAATTGAAGTTGGGGTGTATGTTTAGTACATTTCCTCGAAATCATTTTATAGAGTTTAAAATCGGGATATCTTTCATCGCCATTTGTTTTATAAAGTATGTTTTTACCAGAATCGTCTGTTACCCACTCGTTTACTAATTTTTCCAATGGTGTTACTAGTTTTTGTTCTACATCAATTATAAAATAATCATATAAGGCACATCCCAAACGACACAAATCAAAACCCATGTTCGGTAATATTTCTCTCTTATTTATATTTTTACAGGCGGCAAAATTATATTGTCCAGCTGCGTCACCTTTTGAATAAAAACTATCGCTAATCATTTGTTGTCCATTAAAATTGTATATAGCTCGCCCAAAGTCTATGATTTTATAAATCCTACCATATGTTGGTACTCTATAGTGTTTTTCATTAAATTTATAATTTAAATATTTTTTGTCCGTTTCAATAAACATAATATTATTTGTGTGTAGATCATTATGTGTAAAATTAAATAATTTTTGATATGTTATAAGCGACATTATAACTTGAAATAAACAAGCGATCCATTTTTTTTGCGACATTTCATATTCTTCATCTTCCATACAAATATCTAGTGTATTATCTAATTTTTCTAGACAGATAATTTGACAAGGAAAATTGAAAATATTTGAATACACAATGTTTTCTTCAATTGATTCGCTAGAATCATCTGTAAAATCATCACTATCGCAACTTTCATCGCTATCGCAACTTTCATCGCTATCGCAACTTTCATCGCTTTCGCCACTTTCATCGCTATCGCCACTTTCATCGCTTTCACAAATATCTCTCTCACTATTTGACTCTCCACTACCATCTAAAGAATTTTCAGAGATATCATCACTTTCGCTACTGGTATCTGAAACCCTGGATGAACATTCCGAATTTGTTTTACTATTTTCACTAGTTTTATCAAGATTTTCATTTTTATAATCCAATAAAATATTTGATATATCAATATCATTCATATTTGTATGTTTATTAAATCTTTTCAAATTTTCTTCTGTTAATTCTTCGAATATCCCATCAAACATCGAATTATCCAATTCTTTTATATCTATTTTTTCTTCGTTTTCAATTCTAATTGAATTTCTATTTTTTCTGGTATCATCGTCCATTAAAGATTCATTTATTTTATCTGTACTGAATAAAATATTACTATTTTTATGGAAAAAATCATAATCATATAGATATTCTAGATCATCAGTAATATCTATTTTAAGTTTATCTTTAATGCCTAAGAAAGAACCGTAAAAATCTATACCATGTACAAAATTATGATTATGTAAAATCTTAGATGATAAATAAGAAAAAAATGAATCTGTATATGCTGAGTTATCATGGCAAATTATTTTTTTTAAAACTGTTTCTTTATCGTCTGTTATTTTAGGAAGATTTTCCAATACATTTTTTGATATGTCTTTATATTTTCCAACCATAAATTTAGAAGTATCCAATAAAGGAGAATATTTAAAAAAAGATTTTTTCGTCTCTTGTCCTTTATCTGTTTTTACTAAAATATTAAAATCGTTTTCTCCCGTGATTTCTTTAATGTTTTCAATGGTATAATGATGATTTAAGTTGATATCATTATAATTATTTGGTTTTAGAGAGAAAAATTTGGAATATATTGGAATATAATTTTGCATATTTGTAATTTTATTTTTAGATAAATCAGAGAAATAGCTAAACAACTCAGTATTTTTGTTTTTATCATAGTGTATTTGAAATTTGGACATTATAGGATACATTTTTAATTTTTTTTTAAATATTTAACTTAATATAATAATTATGCGTTTTATAAAAAGATTATTTTACCAATTAAATACTATATGAATTTAGAATTAAAAAAATTTGATATGAGGAAAATAGAATTCAATCCAAATGCGGCGAGTGGTCCGGTAATTGTATTAATTGGGCGTCGTGACACAGGTAAAAGTTTTTTAGTTAAAGATTTATTATATTATCACCAAGACATCCCAATTGGCACCGTTATTTCAGGAACAGAAGCCGGTAATGGGTTTTATGGGAGTTTAGTACCAAAACTTTTTATCCACGATGAATATAATAGTGCTATAATTGAAAATATTTTAAAGAGACAGCGGATTGTTATGAAACAAATAAAAAAAGAAAAAGGAGCATATGGTAGATCGAATATAGATGGTAGAGCTTTTGTTATACTTGATGATTGTCTTTACGATAATTCGTGGTCTAGGGAAAAAGTTATGCGACTTTTATTTATGAATGGTCGTCACTGGAAAATAATGCTTGTTATTACAATGCAATACCCATTGGGTGTCCCACCCAATCTAAGAACAAATATTGATTATACCTTTATTCTAAGAGAGCCGTATATTACCAATAGAAAACGCATTTATGAAAATTATGCCGGTATGTTTACAACATTTGAGTCATTTTGTCAAGTCATGGACCAATGTACAGAAAACTACGAATGTTTAGTGATAGCAAATAATGCGAAATCAAATAAACTAGAAGACCAAATTTTTTGGTATAAAGCGTCAGCACACAATGATTTTAGATTGGGGTCAAATGAATTTTGGGAAATGTCAAAAGATTTAAATTCAGATGACGATGAAGATGAACAATATAACCCGAAGGCATTAAAAAAGGGACCAACCATAAATGTTAAAAAAAATAAGTGGTAAATTTATATATTTTTAAGCAATTTTTATATTTTATGAAAAATATAAAAATGAGATATAAGATGGATATAAAATTAATCTCTCGTACCGTCCTTATTAAATCTGCGGTTTTTATTCTTTTTAGGGATAACTATATTATCGCCTTCAAATAATTCCTTCTGAATATCAGCACTGGTTACTTCTTCTTTAAGCCCAATGGAATTTTCAATCGTATTGTTAATGCCTACTAAATTACCTTCTTCATCAATATTTTGCGTTAGCTTATTACCGGTCTTTTTCGCCATCTCAATATTTTTTTTAATAGCATCTTCCTTTGTTTCTCTAACGCGCTTCTCAAATTCGATTTTAGCATTCTCTTCGTTTTTGTTTTTCTCGCTCATTAATTGATTTAACTGGTCCTCTAAATATTCAACACGTCCTGTTTTATATGCTTCAGGATCCCATGGCATCCACATTCCAACTGGACCAACATAAACATTATGATTTGGGTCAACTTCTCTCAATAATTTACATCTAAGTTCAGCTTCCCCCTGTGTAGAATAACTACCTCTAATCTTAAGCCCTCTTGTGTTTGTCTGGAAATTACATGCTTCGTTAAAAGCGTTGTCTAGTCGTTCTTCATTCGCATCCAAAAAGTTATTATACGAATCTTTAACATAATTACCATCAAATGTATCTGATTCACTCTTTAAATATTCATTTAAATCATTCGTTAAATCTTCAAAATTAAGGTTATATTTATAGCTAGCAAAATTTAAAAATTGTGTAAACTTTTCAACAGATTTGGTCATATCAAAATCTTTTAAAAATTCCTCAAAAATGAAATGATTTTTTTGTTTAAGAACTTTATCAGGGGAAATAAAAGAAACGCATACGAATTTTTGTCCTGCTAATGGTTTATCTTCATCTAATAAATCCACATAAGTGGGATTTAAGTTACCATCGTTGTCCATCTTTTTAACGAATCCTTCTTGATTACTCATTATAAGTTATTAACATTTGAACTATTTAAGTTTTTTTAGATTTATATTATTTTTTTCTTTTTATTTAGTATAAATAATGATAAATGAAATCATGAG